CGCTGGCGACCACCCGTGACCAGGCCCGCATTGTGTTCGGGGACGCGCAGACCATGGCACGCCGCAGCCCGGGGTTTCGCAACCGGTTCTCGGTGAATGTCGGGGCGCACAACATGAACGTGATGGCCACGGGCTCCAAGTTTGAGGCGCTCTCGGCCGAGGGCTCCACGCTGGACGGTCTGAACATTCACTTTGGCTGCGTGGATGAACTCCACGCCCACAAGACCCGCACGGTCTATGACGTTGTGGAAACCGGTACCGGCAAACGGGACAACTCGCTCTTGTGGGTGATCACCACGGCAGGCAGCAACCGCGCTGGCATCTGCTACGAAGTTCGGTCTTTTGTGACCAAGCTGCTCGATGGCGTGTTCGAGGATGACACCCAGTTCGGGATCATCTATGGCCTGGACGATGGGGATGACTGGACAACCGAAGAGTCGCTCATCAAGGCCAACCCCAACTGGGGCATCTCGGTGAGGTCCGAGGTGCTCGGGCCGCTGCAGGCCAAGGCGATGCAGCTGCCCAGCGCCGTCAACAACTTCAAGACCAAGCACCTCAATGAATGGGTGAACGCCGACACAGCCTGGATGGACATGCGCTCCTGGGACGCCTGTACCGAGAACGGCATGTTCATTGATCAATTCGAAGGTCAGCCCTGCTGGATTGGCCTGGACCTGGCCAGCAAGACGGACATTGCCGCCCTGGTAGCGGTGTTTCGGCATCCGGAGATTTCGGACGCCTACGTGACCTTTGGCAAGTACTACCTGCCCGAGGACACGGTCAACGGCGCAGGCAATAGCCAGTACGGCGGCTGGATGCATTCGGGGCGGCTCATCGTTACTCCGGGCAACGTGATCGACTTCGGCTGGATCGAGTCGGACTTGCTGGACATGGCCACCCGTTATGAGATTCAGGCGGTGGCCTTCGACCCGTTTCAGGCCACGCAGCTCTCGACCCGGATGCTGGCCGAGGGCTTGCCCATGATCGAGGTGCGCCCCACGGTGCTGAATTTCAGCGAACCGATGAAGACGCTTGAAGCCTTGGTCCTGCAAAAGAAGCTCGTCCATGACGGCGACCCGGTATTGGCCTGGATGGCCAGCAACGTGGTGGCGCACCTGGACGTCAAAGACAACATCTATCCACGCAAGGAGCGAGCAGAAAACAAGATAGACGGCATCGTGGCACTGATCATGGCCCTCTCTAGGGCAATCAAACCGGGGGACTCGGTGGTGCTCGGATCCGACTATGAGTTGATGGTGCTCTGAGGCAATGGGACTTTTCACATTCATCGATCGATTCAGAGCCTCGAGCAGTGACCGGTCCCCTTGGGGGGACTTCTACTTTGAGCCAGTGTCGGTGCGCAGCGCCTCAGGCATGCGCGTCTCGCCTGACGGAGCGTTGCGGCTCGCGGCGGTGTACGCCTGTGTGCGCATCCTGTCGGAGACCATGGCATCTCTTCCGGTGGTGGTTTACCGTCAGCGCAAGGACGGAGGCAAGGATCGTGTGACCGATCACTGGCTCTACGGCCTTCTGGCCCGCAAGCCCAATCGGTTCCAGAACCCCTTCGAGTGGCGCGAAATGCTGCAAGGGCACTTGGCCCTGAGGGGCAATGCTTTCTGCCAGATCGCCGCTAACCCAAAGGGGGAGATCACCGAACTCATGCCGATTCACCCAGACCGGGTACGCATGGAGGTGATGGACAGCGGGGACTTCCGATACCGAGTTCGGATGCAAAACGGGGATGAAGCCGTATTCCCGCGTGGGCAGATCTGGCACCTGCGCGGCCTTTCATCTGACGGATTGATGGGTATGAGCCCCATCGAGTTGGCACGAGAGAGTCTGGGCATGGCTCTGGCCGCTCAGGACTACGGGGCGCGGTTCTTCACGAACGACGCCAAACCCACCGGCGGTTGGATCGAGTTTCCGGGTACCTTCAAGGACCCCGAGGCCAAGCGGGTGTTTAGAGACTCCTACCAGGCTGCGCAGTCCGGCTCCAACCGAGGCAAAGTCCTGGTACTGGAAAACGGCATGAAGTTCCATGAGGTGGGCGTCACGAACAAGGACGCTCAGTTTCTGGAGCTGCGCAAGTTCCAGATCACGGACATCGCCAGAATGTTCAGAGTGCCCCCGCACATGATCGCCGACTTGGACAGAGCGACGTTCTCGAACATCGAGCAGCAAAGTCTGGAATTTGTCATGCACACCATGACACCTTGGGCCGAACGCTGGGAAGCCTCGATCGAGTCCGACCTCATGCTCGATGGCGATCGGCTGGAAGTTGAGTTCGACTTTGCCAACCTGATGCGCGGGGATGCAGCCAGCCGTTCGGCTTACTACCAAAGCGGCATTCAAAACGGCTGGCTCACCCGAAATGAGGCACGAATTGCAGAAAACCTCAACCCGCTGCAAGGCTTGGACCAACCCCTTCGCCCGCTGAACATGGTCGAGGAAGATGACGCCGAAGAGGCCGCCCAGGAAGACGACCCTAACGGCTCAGAGCCAGCCGAAAACGAAGCTTCCCCTGGTGAGCAAGAGATGAGCATGCGCTTTCGCAAGCTGGTGCAGTCCAACGCTGCTCGGCTTGCTCGGAGGATTGCCAAGAAGGGCTCACTGGGAGCCAACGAAACCGACCTGATTGCCCAGGCCTTCGCACTGCAAGCCAGCCAGGTCAGTGCCTGGGCGCAGCAGCAAACACTGCCCTTTGAGGAAGACGCTTTGGCTGCTTCCCTGATTCAACTTGGAATGAACACATGAACAAACAACTCCTGCTCTCCGAATTCCTGACCACGCCCTGGGCGCTGATGCCCGAGCGTTTGCAGGCCATGTCCGGCATCCTGACGCGTTGGTCTGCGGGCGAGCCACCCAGCGACGAAAATCTGTTTCAGGTCAACACTGATCGCCTGATCCGTGACACCCGTAAACAAATTGCGGCCGCCAGCGCGGGCACAGGCATCGCAGTGCTACCCCTGTACGGGGTTGTGACGCAACGCGGCAATATGGTCGATGACATTTCAGGGCCGGGCAGCACCAGCACCCAGCAGTTCGCTTCGGTCCTGCGCCAGATGCTGGCCGATGACACTGTGGGCCAGATTCTGATCGACATCGACAGCCCTGGTGGCAGTGTCTATGGGGTCAGCGAGCTGGCCAGCGAAATCGTCAAGGCCCGCGCCCAAAAGCCGGTCATTGCCGTGGCCAACAGCCTGGCTGCGTCCGCAGCCTACTGGATCGGCTGCTCGGCCAGCGAGTTCTATGTCACCCCTGGTGGCGAGGTGGGCTCGATCGGTGTGTGGCAGGCCCACTTCGATTATTCGAAAGCGCTGGAAGACGAAGGAGTCAAGCCCACCCTGATCTCGGCGGGCAAATTCAAGGTCGAAGGAAACCCGTATGTGCCGCTCGATGAGCAGGCGCAAGCCTTCATGCAGTCACGTGTGGACGACTACTACAACGCTTTCGTCGAAGCAGTGGCCCTTGGCCGTGGTGTCTCGTCAAACATCGTGCGCTCTGGAATGGGTGAGGGTCGGGTGCTTGGTGCAGATGCTGCATTGGCCGCCGAGATGGTGGATGGCATTGCTACCTTCGACGATGTGCTGGCCCAAATGCAGGCCAATGTTCGACGCAACCAGCCACGCGGACAGTCACGGCTGAAACAGGCACGAGACGCCCTCGCGCTGATCTGAAGCATTTCATTTCAGCAGCTCTCCGTTGAGGGCTGCACCTTTCTGCGACCCGTTGGTCGTCATCCCTGTCGCCGCCTTGAGTCATTCCGACCAGGCGGCTTTTTAATTTCTGGAGTCAATCCCATGAGCAAACAACTGCGCGAGCTGCAAGCCCGCAAAGCCACACTGGTCAAGGACGCACGTGCCCTGACCGATATCGCTGCCGCTGAGCAGCGCGACATGAACGAAGAAGAAGTCAGTGCTTTTGAAGTACTCAAAGCCAGGATCGAAGCTACTTCGGCTGCGATCGACCGTGAGTCTGCCTTAATTGCCGAGGAAGCGCAGATGGGCCACGCAGCCCAACTGCCCAATGCCTCGGTGATTACGGTGGTTAATAACGCCGAAGCCGATCCCAAGCATGGCTTCAAAAGCGTTGGCGAGTTCCTTAAAACCGTCCGCCATGCGCAAAACCCGGGTTCCTCAATCGATGACCGCCTGTTGATTGGCATGAATCGCAGTGCTGTGGCCCCTGCCTCCTTTGGTAACGAAGGCTCGGCGCAGGATGGCGGTTTCCTCGTTCCCCCGCAATTCGCACAGGAAATCTTCCAGCTTTCGCTGGGTGAGGACTCCCTGCTGCCAATGACCGACAACGTGGAGATCACGGGCAACACCATGGCCTTCCCCAAGGACGAAACCACGCCCTGGGGCACCAACGGCATTCGTGCTTATTGGCAGGGTGAGGCTGCTTCTGCCATCGGCACCAAGCCGGTGCTCGGCCTGTCGACCCTGCGCCTCAAAAAGCTCATGGCTCTGGTGCCTGTGACGGACGAGCTGTTGGATGACACCAATGCCCTGTCGACCTACCTGCCCGACAAGATCGCCACCTCCATTCGCTGGAAGACCAACGAGTCGATCTTGTTTGGCTCGGGCACGGGCTTGCCTGTGGGTTGCATGACCAACGCCACCACGGTGACGGTAGCCAAGGAATCGGGGCAAGCCACACAGACCCTGCTTGCGCAGAACCTGGCCAAGATGATCTCGCGCCTGCCGCCAGGCTCGTTTGGTAAGGCCGTGTGGATCGTCAATAACGACGTTCTGCCTGCTCTCTTCACACTGACGCTGGGCAACTACCCCATCTACCTGCCCACAGGCATGAACCCGGGTGGCATTCAGGTCTCGCCCTACGGCATGCTGCTCGGCCGCCCTGTCTTTGTCTCGCAACACGCCAACACCTTCTCTTCTGCGGGTGATGTGCTGTTGGCAGATCTGTCGTACTACCAGACCATCACCAAAGCCGGTGGCATGCAAACGGCTACATCCATGCACCTGTACTTCGATGCGGACCTCACGGCTTTTCGCACCACTTTCCGCATGGACGGCCAATCCAAGATCGCTGCTCCGATTTCCCCCGCCAAGGGCAGCACGACCATGTCGCCCTTTGTCCAACTGGGCGCACGTTGATCGTCCCCACACTTTGAAGGAGAACTCTGATGTTTCCCAATGCAAAAGGCAGCGAACTGTTTTCAGTTCTGGCCACCATCGATCCCGCAAGCCAGGCTGTGGGTACTGTCACCACCGGCTGGATTTCGGCGGGCAACCATCACAGTCTGCTTGCGCTTGTGCAAAGCGGCGTCTTGGGCACGGGTGCCACGCTAGACGCGAAGCTGCAGCAAGCCACTGACGTTTCTGGCACGGGGGCCAAAGACGTGACAGGAAAAGCCCTCGCTCAAATCGTCAAGGCCACAGGTGACAACAGACAGGCCCTGATCAACCTGCGCCCCGACGATCTAGACGTCACCAACGGATACGCCTATGTGCGCCTTTCGCTGACGGTAGCTGTCGCTGCCAGCTTCACGGCAGCGCAATTGCTGGGTTTCAACCCCCGCTTTGCGCCAGGGGATGCCAGCAACCAGGCTGCAGTTGCGCAGGTGGTCTGAGTCTGATGGTGGAGCAATCACATGCCCATG